AACACCGCCCACCACCGCAGTAATTGCAGTAGGTGTCATACTATCGTTAATACCTACACCATAAACTAATCTCATAATGACCTCATTTATTTATCGTTAAAACAAAGCCCGCGATAAGCGGGCTTTTTCATTTGTGTTATTGTAGTGTTTATTTACACACTACCACTTTCTGTTTAGTCTTCTTGTCAATAACAATCTGACAAACCTTCTTCCTTCCGGCTCTATCCTTCATCACAACTGTCTTAACAGGTTTACCTTTCACAACAACATCTTTCTGTGCTGCTTCAGATGGAACAGTGTATAACATCAGAGCTAAGATTACAATAGGAATGAACATATCATTTATCCTCGATTAGACGTAAGCCGTAATTATATAAAGACCTTGCCGTATCTCTAGTCATCACATACCCATCAAAATTCTTACCAATTATTTCTTCCATAAAAGATACACGTTCTTTATTTAAATCGGCAGGTTTTGCTCTGCACCAAGAGATGTATTTCAAATTACCGCTAGTCTCAAACTCCGCTGCTATGACAATATCTTCTCGCTTGTGGTGGTATGCTACTACGAAGTATCTATTGCCTTCATAGACGACTTCAGAACCAACAGGACATTTGTTTAAAGCTTTTTGGTTGGTGTAGTCGTACCAATCTTGAATAAACATGTCAAACTCCCTCCAATAAATATTGTTGTTCATATTTGTCGTCATAATGTTCATTAAAATAACACAAAGCTGGATTACCGTCAAGAGAGCTTAAACGTTTATGTTCTTTCGTAGCCATCTGACTGCACACAGTACGAATACAGGCACCTAATGTAATAAGCTGACTATGCTCGTGGTATAAGTCCCAAGCTTGTGCTAGGATTTGTTGTTTAGTCATAAAGGTATCTCCTATTTCAACACAATCTCTGTACGTTTGACTTCTTCAGCATAACCGTACTCGACGAACTTATCCATCCAATAATCACTCACAAAATCTCTACCACACATACACTCATAACGAATCACACAAGCTATTTCTTTGATTGCACCAGCGATTGTATAGATGCCGTGCATGTGTCCAATATCATATCGTGTGGTATATTTTATCGTATTATCAACAATATCCGTTGCAATATATAAATGAGCTTTAGTTCCAGAATTCATATCAAAGTATAATTCATCTTCCACTAAAACTACAGATACATCACCACCTTCAACTAAAATATGTTTAACAACATCTAACATAGTAAAATCAGTCATAATTTTCTCCTTCATTTGTTTGTTGAGATAAGAATACACGCAAGCGAATCTAATGTCAACATTTATTTTAGGCAATAAAAAGCCCTCACAAGGAGGGCTGTTTTACATTAGCTTGGTAGTATTTAGTTCCATCTGGGCCAATACGACTAACACCTTTAATTGTCAACTGTTCACGAGGGTATATCTTCACTAAATCAGAATCCTCTCGTAATGTAATCAGATACTGACAGTCTGCTCTGAATTGGCGAGATTCCTCAACCTCATTACATAATGTAATATTCACTAACTCACCACTATTTGTAATAAAGAAATTACCTCTACCTTGCTGTTGCCAACCAAGACGTTGAGCAAACTCTTTAGCCTTCTTCCGAGACAAGTTGTTCTCGTTCATAATATTTCCTCCAAATTTTTAATATCTCTGCTTGTGTGAACCAAGCCACTCCTCCGTTGACACTGGACATAGCCTCGTCTTTCCAAGGAATGTCTTTCAACTTAGTAGAGAGAATATCAAAGCTCAGGGATGATGTCAAGTAATACCCTCTGTTATTTGGTAAGACGTATTCCCTGCCTATCAGCTTGGATGGGGACGCACCAAACATAAACAGTTCACCTTCCTTACAGAAATCCAACTCATCTGTTGTATAATCCGAAACTACTTCTCGTAAATCACTCAGCTCTGTAGGTAACTGTGTCCAGACATAGAAAGAACAAGGAACGTGATATTCTGTGTCATTTAACATGAAGCTACCGTCAGGTAGTCTTGTTTTACTAATTAATTTCCAATTAGAAGGAAACACCTTCTGTGTTGTCAGCTTGTCGAATGTGTTAGGTAGAATAAATGCTACCACAGAACAACCTTCTTTGATGGCATGTTTAATGAAAGCTTTAGATAAGCTATTAGCTCTACCGAAAGGAGGGTTGCCAAAAACACCCCATGTAGCACCCTCTAAAACGCTCTGAGAAGCTCTATAATCAAACCAATTCAGTTGGGTAATACCTTCGTATGCCGGAGACAAATCAAACGCTCTACAAGCTTTCTGTGAGCTAAAAGCACCACTCCCTGCTGACGGTTCAATCCATTGCTCCACATTCAAACACAATCCTTCGAGAATATCTATACACATTTTAGCTACACAGGGTTTAGTGTAGAATCTATCTAACTCATCTTTACTATTAATTGGTTTTTTAGGCATACGGTCTCCATTTAAATAATGTTTCTAACTAGTGAAAAGCCCCGCATGAGCGGGGCTAATGTTTATCTACTGACACATTTCGCAAGATTCCAAATCTCTCACTAAACCATCAGCTCCACGAACAGAGTAGATGTAGTAGAGAGAAAGAATATCTTCGTTCTCAAAAGCCATACGATGAATCTTACTAATGTATTCTTCACTATCGTTTGATGTGAAATACAAGTTAAGGCTCTGCCCTTGGTCAATATACTTCTGTCTCTGTGCAGCGAGATTTATTACCCATTCCATAGGAATTTCAAAAGCTGTCAAAAACACTTTCTTCTCATGCTCAGTCAACCAAGAAACTTGCTGGACACTACCTTTAGCTCTTGCTAATGCGTTGATGTTTTCCTCGTTGTAAACACCACGTTCCTTCATCAGTTTTAGTAGAACTTTGTTGATGCGGAAGAATTCACCACCAGCCGATTGTTTGGTAAACACCATAGCAACATCAAGACCAATACCTTCCGATGCACCAGCCATGATCTCAGCAGTAGATTTAGTAGGTGGCATCATCAATCGAGTAGCGTTACGAATACCTAAACCTTTACAACCCTCTGGCTCACCAACTACACTCGCTAACCACTTAGTTGCTTCCTTACTGTCTCTATCCAAACGACTAAAGATTTCATCATTCAGTAACATGGCATCCATACTGGCTACTGGAATACTTTTCATTTGCATCAGCGTATGCCAGCCGAGAACACCGCTACCCAAAGAACGAAACTCTTTAGTGAATTTGTAGATTTTACGCATTGCTATTTTATCTACTTCTGTCATTTCGTCCATAGTTTCTAAATATTCAGATATGTTGCAATCTGACATTATTTGACCAATCTGGATTAAATGTTCAGGCCAGCTATCCCACAATTCTAAATTATAACACAAGATAACACAACTAAATGTATATTCTTCATTAGAAGGGAGATTAGTCTCTTGACAAAGATTGCTTGCATTAGTCTTCAGTCCTTTCAATTTAAACGCTTCAGCAAGGTGTCTGTTACATTTATCAATAAAGGTATAGTAACCCCTTCCTCTGGGTAGTTTAACCTCCAGAGTGCGTTGGAAGCGCTTCAGTGTCTCTTTATCTTTATTACGCATCTTTACTACATCCGAATCTTTAATCAACCAACCAACGTTGTTAGACTCAGGATTTAAATAGAGGTTGTCTGCTACTGCATAGAAATCACCATGAGATAACCCGATACTGTATGCCAAACTACCTCTACGAGATGCTTGTGTAACCTCATCCATACAATTGATGAAATCACGAACAATAGGCATAACACCTAAACTGTGACCACCTCGACGCAATGGTTCACCCTCAGCAGGCCAATCATCAATACTATAGCTAGTACCATGACTGTGCTTAGTGAGGATGGCGGCTTCCGTAATAGCGTTGTATCTGTCAAACAAGTTATTACCTACATTACCACCCGCACATGATACCGTAGTCCCTCGTTTACGTAAACCTCCGTTAGCTAATAGTGGTGTAGATGGACTAACAAAACCATCCCATAAAACTTTAAAGAACACTTCTTCCCAAGATAATCCACGAGTGTATGTATCATATTCCCACCATTCAGGTTTAACTGAAGGGGCGTGTTGAGCCATTGCTTTAGCTATTGCTTTATAACGAGAACGTGGTGTTTCTTCTTCATAGGAATACTTCTCATAGAATAATTGTATTCCAGATGTTGTATACCAACTAGGAGCTTCTTCAATTTCCTGTAACCGCTTTCGTAATGTTGAATAATCTACCTTCATTAATCTCTCCACGCTGCAATAAAACCTTCACTGTCCCACTTACTCTCATACTCAGAACCTTGCCCTTTAGTAAAGAAATCAACGGACTTATAAGAGTATGTGTTCTTCTCAAACCAACCAACAATGGTACAATCAGTAACATCAAACATTTTAGGAAGTTGAATACGTTCTAAATAAATATTCAGGCGGTATTTCACAAACTCTTTCATGTCTTGCTTAGTTACACCATTCAATGTATCTTTCAAGAAAGCCATATCAATAATGCGACATTCGTGTTCATAAGCATGTTGCACAGCTTCTTTGACTGCCTCATATCTTACAGTGTCATCTACTAATTTACTACCTAGTTCACGGTAGTACGTATTAATAATTTCTGCACTAATGATACCATGCTGATCCTCATCAATTGCGCTTTGATTAGTGCCACGAACAATCACTGGTAGTAAGTTATAACCATTCGATTGAAAGCTTTTCAACACAGCAAAGGAGCTGAATAACAGAGCTGTTTCTGTCATAGAAAATATGATTGTGGCTAAAATCTTATCTTCCTGTCCCAACATTTTACCTAACCAGTTTACACGTTCATTCAGTTCTGGGTCATCAACATAAGCTAAATAATCAGCATCTTCATCCATACCCAATTCGATGTTGATTTGGTTATAGAACTCTGCGTGAATAGCTCGTTCAACCATTGATACCACAGAAGCAGCTAACTGCACTTCTGGTCTAGGGAAAGTCTTAGCTACAACGTCTTCCCAGAATCTACCAACGATCAACTCATATCGTAAGAAGATCAGTAATACAGTTTTTACTGCATGAAACTGTTCTTCGTTTAACTCATACAGTAGTTGCATTCTGTCCAGAGATACCTTCATCTCAGAACTGAACCACAACTGTTCTTCTAATTGCTTATTAGCCAATGCGACAATCTCAGGATAATACCGAGCATAACTATCCGTTGGTGTGCAAATACGAGGTAATTCAGACATCTTTCACATCCACCTTAACACCATCTTTAAACAACTGAGGAATACCACGCAAACCTTTGCTCATAATGAATCGTAATGCTTCAGCGTCTTGCCACACATCAAACTCTTTATAATCAATTCCCTTAGCTTGTAATGTTGATTTCAATGTCTCACAAGCCTTACAATCCTTCCCACTAAATACTACCAGCCCTTCAGAATACATTATTATTATTACTCCTTCAATCCTAATGCTTTAAAAAATTCTTCATTGTATCCGAACAGATACTTCACCATATTGTCTTTACCACGTTTCTTCCATGCTTCGTCAGTGCGCTCATAAGCGCTGTAGATATAACCACCCGTCTGTTCAAGGTTAGTGATAGGAGAACGAAACGTTTGTCCATCAGCTAACTCTAAACGCTCATAAGGTCGGTTAGTATCAACTCCAAACAAATGAAGCATAGCTTTAATCAGCTTGTCGTCTTGTGTAGCGCAATACCCTTGCTTACATACTTCTGTGTTAGCTAAATCAACTAATGCTACATTGTAATTGTAGTCATAGTAAATATCATCAATTTTTGGTAAGTGTCTTAATTCCATTATTGTTGCTCCGTTAAGGCTTTCCACGAAACTGGGAAAAGCGGTTCAATTACACTATTCAATTGTTCAGCGAACACACGAGCTTCTAACTGAGCGTTGTCTTTACTACGCAGATTGTAAACATGACTGAATGCCATCAGATTACCTGTCCATACCCAGTCAGTCAGCATTGATTGTGGTAACACCATACGAGCCATCTCAGGGGCTACACCAGAGTCTAACATCTCTTGGTACAGATTCACACAACATTCCAGATGATGTGCGTAGTCTAAGTCGATAGTAAAATCACTGTCTTTATTCTCATTGAGGTGTGTTATCACTTTGTTACCGCTACCTTGCTTCAAACTCTTATCTGGACGACTACGCCATTCTTCAGGGATAAAGAAGCCAATAGGTTTGTCGCAGTACCTCATACTTATTTCATTCCAACTAAGCCCTGCCTGATGCTTCATTAACTGACGAGCTAAGAAGATTGGAGCTTGACAACGAACTGTAATACTATTATGACGGAATGGGCTAGTGTGTTGATGTTCGGCTAAATACCCAATCAATTTGTCAGCCTTAGCTTTTGTATAGCCTTCTGGAATACCGTTCCATTCACCGAAAGCAGAGAAGCTAACTCTTGCCGCATTTGCTACAGCTTCATCACTACCACAGAAATCCAATAACTCTACTTTAATACCTTCCAAATTACTGCTCCTTATTCAATTCAACAAACTTCACATTCTCTAAACCAATCTTACGCCGATACCGATTGAAAAGCAAGCTCAATGCTTGGGTATCTCTGTTTGCAATACTAACAGCTTTAATCACTCCATGAAACACGCTGTGGTTTGTGTGTTTGTACTCAAATGACCATTCAGTGATAATTGGTTCAATCATACACTTTCTCCAACGCCTCTCGTTCGGCAATCAAGTCACGAACATAAGCATCTTCTTCTGTGAACTTGTCAGGGAAGCGTGTCTTCAGTTTACTAATCACTCGATTCATCTCAGTTTCAAAGTCTGTGTCTAGCTCATCAAATAGAATAGCCAGATACCAAAGAATATCACCAGCTTCTTCTTTAATATTTACAACATCTAATTCTTTGCCGTAATACTTTGCTTTCTTCAGAGCATCTTGTAACTCACCAGCTTCAGTTACACACCCATCGATAGCATGTTCGATGCGGTGATTCTGTGGAAAATAATTCGGTGACTCTGTGCGAATTGCATCTTTGATAAATTGTTTACTGTTCACTAATTCTCTCCTTATTTAACCCGCTTAACTACTGTCCAACTTTCTTGGTCAATATCTCCACCATCTAAACCGACATACCAAGTATTCCCTTCACCACTTTCCAACTGTATTGGAATGAGGTCTTGCAGATCAGAATCCACATCACAGACAGTCACTAGACCCCTGTGTTCTGTTTGGAAAACCCACCGTTCACGTTCCGCCTGTCGCCAATCTTCAAGAGTCATTTCTGAAATTGGTTTGAAGGTTTGTTCTTCTTTCACAACCGTCAGTTCAGCAACAAGTTCACGAAGCATATTGATTTCATCAATCAGTGAATCGTATTCATCTTGGGTGATACGCACAAACGCATCTGGTTGCTTGATGATTACTTCTGGGTCTTGCTCTTTGACAACAGGTGTTTCCGAGTATTTAGTCAGTTTTTTCCACATTGCATAAGATGTTTCCGTGCCGCGCAACTCATTTGAATTATCGAGACATTTACCCTCCACCAGACTAAACAAAGGACAATCAGACTTATCATCTCTTAAAAACTTAATAACACTCCCGTTTCGGAAAGTTCCGTTGTCTTCTCCTTTTGGGTCATTGTATACGAAAGTATCTCCGATTTCGTAATCTGTAGATAAACTACCATCAGCTAATTCATAACTCATAATTTCTCTCCTCTAATTTGACACAGGAACGTGTTGCTGTACTACCACAGTAGGACTACTATTCTACACAACTTCAATTCCTGTGTCAAGCGTTTGTTTAGGTTTATTTAGCTCATAACATTCAAGTGTAAAGCATCACGTTCTTCTTTAGTGAACAAGTTTTTACTGCTTCGTGTAGTTGCACCACAATCCAAGCAACGGTATTGCTGAAACTTACTCTTAGAAGTAAATGCAAAACCATCTTCGACCACAGACTTACTACCACAACGACAAACATGCTCACCAACTTCACCGAACAGGTTCAAGTTAGGGTGTGTCTTATCCCAAGGAGCTAACTTGGTGTAAAGTTCTTCCAGTGACAACACATCGTACTTGTTGTATGTCTCACATTCTTCCCAAGCCTCAATATTATCATTAAGCATCTCTTTCCACAACTCAAATCCTAAGAATTTGTTATGCTTCTGCTTCTTGTATTTTACGCACAGTTTGTCTGTCATCCACTCCAGTTTATTGGAAGTGAAACCAAACACAGCCTTAGCAATCTGCAACGTATCAATGTGTTTGAATGGTCGTGGTGGTTTATAACCATTCATAACGAAACGAGCATTCAACTTCTTGATGTCAAACTTCTTACCGTTCTGAGTTATCACAACATCAGCTTCATTCAACAAAGGCCACATTAAGTCGAGAACACTTCGATCATCTTCTTGATGGACGACACCACGCAAATCTTTATAGAAGATTTCTGATTCATCGGAACCTAACCATTTAGCTGCTGCTGACAGAATAAACCACTCACCTTCGATTTGATTGAGACCTACGTTCTGTTGCCATAGCCCCCAAGTGTAGGAGAGAAGCGGAGCAGTTTCAATATCAAGCAGTAACACCTTAGCACCCTTCGGTTGAGATAACGCCTCAGAATCGTTCTCAGGGCGTTTTAAGCTACTAATGTAACTGTTCACTTGACTTTTTCCACGACCCAACATCTTAGCAATCGTTCTACCTGATTGTACACCAGAAGCTAATAACTCGTCAACCTTACTGTGCCACTCTTTACGTTTAATATTAATCACGCATTAACTCCCGTTGCAATAAAACAATTTCATTCTCTAAACTACGAATAGTTTCCCGAAGCTCTAAGATTTCCTCGTCTTTTTCTAAGAGCTTTTCCTCATATTCATCTTCTAATTCTTCTGTAGCTTTCTCAACAGCTTCTTCAATAAGAATCTTTACAGCAATCTCAATATCTTCAACGTGTCGAATTGGAATATACACTTACACATCCTCCCGTAATTTAGCTAATACACCTTCAACATTCAGGTCATCTAGATTCTCCAGAATACGTATGATTCCATCTTTATGTTCAATAAATAACTCATAAAACTCAGCAGGGTCACAACCTGTGTAATCTACAATGTTTGATAAGAAATGATATAGTTCATCATTCAATTCATATTCAGCTTTCAATGCCACAAATTGCTGAACGTTGAATAGACGTCCCTGTAGCTCAGGGAACAGTTTATATAATGTTCCATTCTCTAAGAGTTCTGTAAACTCATGTGTTGTTAGTTGGTAAATACTCATTTAAATAATCCACCCTAATCTTGTTGCAATCTCTAAGGTTTTAGTTGTTTCTTTATGAACTAACGCAAAACCAACCTTATCGTACTTGATACGACCTTTGCATTTCAAAAGCATACGCAGTCTGTGATACATCAGTGACTTGAGTTTATTTATATTCTTGTGGCTTCTACTCATTTGTTCTCCTTAGTTTCTTCAATCCAAACCAAAGCTTTTGATAAAACTTCCATAGGAGAATCACCTTCAAACTCATTTACATAACAGTCATGTGTGGTAGAGTATACATTAGCAGTGAAGCAATTAGTGTGCCATTCTACTATAGAAATAGTGTACCCGTTCATTTGCTCTCCTTCTCAAAATAATAAGTAACATAGTATGGAGGTACATAAACTTTACGCTTTAACTTCAGTTTACCATTAACATCAAAGAATCCATCTGTGTGTGTAACCCCTAAGTTGTATTCTTTATCAACCTCTGGATGAGGTTCACGAGTAATGAAGAACTCAGCAGAGAAATAAGTTAAGGGTTCATCGAATGTCATGTTTACATTATCTGATAACCCGTTCATCAACTCACCATCACAATAGATTCTAACATTGGCAGGGTTATATGTTTTCAAATATTTGTTCATTTGCTCTCCTTCAGATATTCTCTGATTTGTTCTTTACGTTTTGCTGCGTTTGAAGCGGGATGGATTCCTGCATTCTGAAGAAATTCACGATCCTTCTTTGTCTTGCAGATTTCAATAATCGTCTTTTCAAGAATTGCCTCGTCGTATGTTATTCCTTGTCGTTCTGCATAACTCTTGGCCTTATGCGCTTCTGGGCTGACTAACTGCAAACTGTTTGGTGGCGGAATTAAGTGCTTGATAAAATCAAGAATGTCTGCTTCGTCATTCAGCGGTACATTACCAATTATGTGATCCACTTGAAGCTTACTTTTTCCTTCCCATTCCCCAGACAACGCACAGTAAGCACCAGACTTAGCTCTGCCTGTGTAATCTTCAGGTGGTGGTGAGCAATTCAGATTCTTAAACGTTATCTTAATCGGAGATGTATTCCAAACAGCCTTGCGTAGTGACCCGCGCAGGTAAGTGTAGAAACTACTCTTTGTGGGCCATAATTCAGGATACCAAAGCCAAGGCGTAAAATCGTTATCTTCCGTCACACCTCACCTCTACTGATAATTAAGTTAATCTCATCTAATGTAATACTCCTAACACCAGCAGTATATGACGCCACTCGTTTTATTTCCTCTTTATACTTATCTAAGAAGTATTCAACTGTGTCGAAGTTAGAAGCCACCATGTAGGTGCTGGAAGGTGTGTATGTTTCAACAATTTGTCCGGCTCTACCGCCAACCCTGCGAACAGGCACACCCCATTCCATTACTGTCTCATGTAAGTATTTACGATATGTAATGGATTCTCTCGGATAATCTCGCTTCTCTAAGTAGAATATAGAACATGGGACATCATATTCTTCATTGTTCAATATAAAACTATTCCTTGGTAAGTCTACGACTTCTACCAGATGTAAACACTTGTTCAAATGTTTATCGAAGAAAAGCTCTTTCCTAAAAGTGTTAGGTAAAATGAAACAAATCTTGTCACAGCTTTCGGCACAGTGGTTAATGAACTTAACAGCTAGTTTTCCACAGAAACCAAATGGAGGGTTCCCTATAGCGAAACATCCAGTGAATTCTAAAGGGTCTACTTTGAGGAAATCTGCTTGTATAATACCTCTGGTTTTAGGTTCTAAATCAAACATCAGATAGTTTGGATAATTATTATTGTAAAAAGTCCCCGCTCCAGCAGAAGGCTCCAATAGTCTTTCCCCTTCCCAATACTTACTGATGACATCATATGCCATGTCAACAGCTTTCTTTGAAGTGTAGTATTGGTCTAATTTGTTTTTCTTACTCAAATACCTCACCCCGCTTATACGCACCAGATACTGTATCTGGAAGGTTATCAATTTCCACCCACTTTACAACAACCTTGTTCACCTCTGTAAAATCAACAAAGCAAACACCGTCATACCCTTTAGTGATTAAGCATTCAATGGGGTTAACCTTACTCTTATCTCTACCGCATCCTTTGGTGAAACTTGGTGCAATGTCAAAAGTCTTCCTACCACAAACTACTTTCCACATGGTCTTCCTATCGCACAGTACAGGAACACTATCTTCGTTGTATAACAACGTGAATGATTTAAAATAGTCAGCTAAGATATATGGTATGGTTAAAGCCAATGCTTGTTTGTTCAAACGCAAAGCCTTACCTACAACGTTATCTAAATATGGTTCAATATTTAACGTGGAAATTGTCATTCAATCACTCCTAATTTTTTCAGCACAAGGATAACATCAACGTTATCGTCATCGAACCGTTTCATTCTAGCAAAATCAAAATACATTTGCAAGGCTCCGAGATAATTAGTTTCAATCTTATCTTTGTTCCATGAATCAAAAGTAAAGGTATCTGCACCAAACCAATCTAAATACAAATCATGTATTACTTTCCAGCAAGACTTATCATCTGTGCAATCCTTCAATAAATTGAAAGCTGCCTTCTCTCCGAAACGTGGACGTTTACCCTTAACGACTTCAACCAAATCTCGTGGATCGTATGAGTCAGTACTGTCTCCCAAAATTGTTTGTAGGTAGAGCCACATACGACCTTTACCTCTGACTTTACTCTTATCATCAATATATAGTTCACCGAAACCACAGTTGGCTAACAACTCATCTTTGTCAGGATTGTAGAGATAGCCTCTATCACATTGTCTCGCATCTTTGTCGATTGTTACAGCTACAATTACTTCACCCGATTTAGCACCATCATACATACGCTGAACTAATAGGTCATCCGATTCTCTACCATTCACTGTTTTAGCATTGTGATACT